ATAGGGGGTAGAGATATCAATCTTGCTATAGGTCCTTTATTTGACGATGTATCGGTCAATGTATTCTACAACGTTATTAATACGATTATTGAACAACAAATCACTTCAGTAGAAGAAATAGTTTATCTCAATATCTTTGATCCTGTAGAAATAGAATATGCTACAGAGATTATTGAATTTAATGATGTCGTTGTTGATGATGTGGGAGACGTGAGTTTTGAACCTATAGAACCTCAACAAGAAGAAGTTTCTTATGAAACGGTTGAGGTAGAAATACAAGAAATACAAACAGATTTTGAAGTAGATATACCAGAACCTGAAACACAAATGGCAGAAGTAGAAATGGAAATTGAAGCAGAATTAGAAGAGACAATTGAAGTAGCTAGTGTCGAAGAGACCAAAGAAGAACCTTCAGAAAAGCCTGTTGAAGAAACTAAAGAAGAAGCTCCTGTAGAAAGTGAAAGTAGTCCTAAACCTGTAGAAGAAAAACCTGAAGAGGTTGAAGAACCAGAAGAAAAACCTGCAAAAGAACCTTCAGCAAAAGAAAAAGCAGCTACAAAAATAGTGAAGGATATTGACGATAAAGAACGTTATGACGACACTGCTCAAACAAAAACATTACTTGTAATGCAGATATTAGGAGATACAAAAACTTTCTTTACACCTACTCAAAGCTTTACAGAAGTTGATGTGGGTGAGTATTTAAACAAGACAATAGATGATCAGTATGGTATGTTGTTTGACATGGCACAAGAAAATACAATTCAGGAGATGATAAATGGCCAGTATTGAGTATCAGGGAATTAAGTTTTCTGGAGGAAAATTCTTTATTATCTTATCCTTATTAGGTGCAATCATCGGTGGTGGTTGGACAGTGTATAAGTTTTATGATGATTACCTTGATATGAAAGCCAAGATAGAAGAATACACAGCGCCTGATTTATCTAAATATGATGAAGAAATAGCAGTTTTAAAATCAGAACTAGATATGATATTAGATGAAATTAACTTAGTGGCTTCTGTAGCGCGTGACCTTAAAGGAGACATGAAGCTGGATTTACGCAACGCTAGTAATGACATCCGTCACATCACCGAAATTGTAAATGACATCGAGGACAGACAAAAAGCAGATACAAGAGAAATATTTGATGAGCTAAAACTTATTGAAGAAAACCTTGACTTACAAATTAATAAGGCTTTAAATAACCCTTTAAGTAACATGAGTGCTAAAACAAAATGATTAAATTAGATATAAAAACTATATTACCTTATCTTGTCCTAATTGGCACAATGTTAATTACATGGGGCATGTGGTCAGAACGTTTAAATGCAGTAGAACAAAAAGCAGATAGTGTTGCAAAAATGCAACAAGATGTTGCTGTTATAAAAGTACAAATTCAAGCAATTGATGAAAAAATGGCTTGGATGGAAGAATTCTTAATTAAGAATTATAGTGAGTTTTAGTGGTCATATCACGAGCACAAATGCAAAAGGAAGTATCTACAGGAGATAAGAAAATGAATAAAAAACTAAAACCAATACCATCAAAAAATAAAGGTCTTAAAAAATTACCTAAAAAAGTAAGGAATAAAATGGGCTTTAAGAAAAAAGGTGGAATAGTAAAATAGATGTGTAAGTGTAATGAAGATTACGGATGCATATGTGGTTTAGAAACAGAGAACGATAATGGGTAAATTATGTGCAAGAGGTAAAGCGGCCGCTAAGAGGAAATTTAAAGTCTACCCTAGCGCATATGCTAATATGTATGCAGGTGCTGTGTGCAGTGGAAAAGTAACTCCAGGTGGTAAAAAGAAACCAAAGAAAAAAGCTGATGGTGGTATGATTAATAAAGTTTCTCAAGAAAGAAAGATGGTATCTAGTTATGGTCAAGGTGGAATAGCTAAGGGATGTGGTGGTGTCATGGAAAGTAAAAGAAAAGTTACTAAAAAAACGTAATGGCTAAAAAAGGTCTTAAAGCTTGGGTAGGAGAAAACTGGGTAGATATAGCTAATAAAAAATCTGATGGCTCTTATCCTAAGTGTGGGAGAAGTGGTAAAGAAAAAAGAAAAAATTATCCTAAATGTGTTCCTATAGCAAAAGCAAGAGCCATGTCAAAAGGTCAAAAAAGATCCGCTGTCAGTAGAAAACAAAAAGCTGGCAACCCAGGTGGAAAACCCACAATGGTTAAAACAATTGTCAAGAAAAAAACAAGCAGAAAAAATAAAGCTTGATGTAGTTAATTGGTCCAAGACTGTCTTGGAACCAATGAATAAACATATAGGTTTTCCAGCGTGTCCTTTCGCTGCTAAATGGAGAAAAGATAAAAAAGTGCGAATTGAAGTTCGCATGGATAAGTCTAAATATGAAAAACAATTAACTTCTGTTATTAAGTCTTGGAATAAAAAAGAACATGATATTATAATTTACTGCGACCCTTTTTTTGAACAATATAACCCTGAACAATTTCAAGAAAAAATAGATTTTTACAATAAAACCTATAACAGAAGAGATGTGTACTTTATGGGATTTCATCCTGAAACACCTGCTGATCCTGATAGTGAAGCTTTTCTTTGTGATCCCACTGAGGATCCTGTAGAACATGGTGACTTAGAATATTCTATGATGCTTATACAAAAATTTAAACAACTGTATGATGCAAGTTGCAAACTACATAAGATAGGCTATTATAAGAAATGGCCTAAGGAATACTACGATGAAGTAGTAGCTGAAAGGCAAAATACGTACGAAAAACTTTTTAAAAAAGGAGTAAAATCATGATGGCAAAAAAGAAACAAGTAATGAAAAAAGGTGGCATGGCCAAAAAGCGTGGTGGTGGCATGATGAAGAAAATGATGGATGGTGGTCCAGCAAAAAAAAAATCTGTCGTTAAAAAACGTGGTGGTGGCATGGCCAAAAAACGTGGTGGCGGAATGATGAAGAAGTAAAATGGCTACCTCTGGAACAACTACTTTTAATTTAGATATAGACGATGTTATAGAAGACGCATATGAAAGATGTGGGTTAGAAACTAGATCAGGATATGATTTAAAATCTGCTAGACGTAGTCTTAATATCTTATTTCAAGAGTGGATGAACAGAGGTATTCATTTATGGAAAGTAGAAAACCATACTGCCAATTTAACAGCAGGAACAACTACTTATAATGCTCCTAGTGATGCAAGTGATGTGTTAGAAATGACTTTTAGGACTGTCTCAAGTGGAACAACAACTGATACTACCATGACAAAAATATCAAGATCGGAGTATCAAGCGATTCCTAACAAATTTTCTCAAGGTCAACCGACGCAGTATTATGTCGAGAGAAATTTGTCTAACGTTCAAATTAATCTTTATCAGACACCTAACACTACAGACACTCAAATTAATTATAACTACATAGGTAGGATACAAGACGCTGGAGCTTATACAAATCAGCCTGACGCTCCATTTAGGTTTCTTCCTTGTATGGTTTCAGGATTAGCTTTTTATTTATCGCAAAAGAAAAATCCACAAGCTACTCAATCTTTAAAATTATATTATGAAGATGAATTACAAAGAGCTCTCACCGAAGACGGACAAAGAGCCTCTGTTCATTTGACTCCTCAAAATTATTTTATAAACGGATCGTAACATGGGCGTTTTTGCTACTGGTAAATATGCTGTTGCTCTTTGCGACAGATGTGGTCAACAATATAATTTCAATCAATTAAGACAAGAATGGAACGGTTTAAAAACTTGTCCTGAGTGTTTTGAGCCCAAGCATCCTCAACTAGATCCTCCTTATCATAGTGCTGATGCACAAGCTTTACCTTGGGCTAGACCAGCGAGACAAGAACCTATGACTGTTTTTGTTGGAGCTTCAGGAGACTCATCTTTTGAATCAAATGGAATGCAACCGTCTGAACCAAGTAGAGCATTGATTATTGGTTCAAGTGTTGGTAAAGTGACAGTGGAGATATCATGAATTATTCAGAACTTTTAGATAATGTAAGAAATTACACAGAAGTAACAAGTGATGTGTTGTCTAATTCTGTGATTAATGTTTTTTTAACTAACATAGAAAATAAAGTAGCTAGACAATTAGATTCTGATGATCAAAGAAGATATGCCACTACAACCTTTGAAGCCAATAATGCTTTTTTAGATGTTTCTGGTCCAGAAGGTGGGTTTAGATTTGCTAGAGCATTACAAATCGTAGCTGATGATGGAACAAGAACTTGGTTGGAGCAAAGAGATGCCACTTTTATGGATGAATATTCGGTAGAAAGATCCACGACAGATACAAATTTTACAGGGCAACCCAAGTATTGGGGCAATTGGGACGCAACAACTTTGATTGTAGCTCCTACTCCAAATGTAGCTTATACAGTGGAGATGTGGTATGATGAAACAGCCGAAAGATTAGGGAATGGTTCAGGAACAACCTCCACTACAACCTTTTTGTCTAATAACGCTCCTGAAGTTTTATTATTTGGAACTTTATCGGAGGCTTTTTCTTACTTGAAAAACCCACAAGATATGCAATTATACGAAGGTAAGTACCAAGTAGCTCTGCAAGATTTTGCACAAGAGCAAATGGGTCGTAAACGTAGGGATGAGTATCAAAATGGTGTGTTACGCATTCCGATGAAATCGCTAACACCATAAGGGAGTAACTAAAAAATGGCAATAAATCAAGCAGTCTGTGCTTCATTTAAAAAACAGTTATTAGAAGGCGATCATGATATTGATAACGATACAATCAATCTCGCTCTTTACACAAACTCTGTAACTTTAAATGGAAACACAACAGCCTATTCCGCAACAAACGAAGTAGGCGCATCAGGAACATACGCAGCAGGTGGTATAACTTTAACAAGTCCAACTATTGGCTTAACAGCAACTAGCGCAACAGCTTCAACAGCATTTGTTGATTTTGCAAACGCAAGTTTTACATCAGCAACAATATCTGCTCAAGCAGCTTTGATCTATAATAGATCTTCAAGTGCTACAAACGCAGCTATTTGTGTTCTTGATTTTGGAAGTGTAAAAACATCAACAAACGGTACATTCACAATCGCATTTCCAACTAATGATGCTTCAAGTGCTATATTAAGATTATCTTAATTTAGAGGAGCATTACCATGGCAGATGCTTGGGGTGAAAATAATTGGGGCGAAGGCTTTTGGGGCCAACAAAGCTCGATCACAGTATCTGTTACTGGGTTATCGACTACAACAGCATTAGGCACGGAAAGTGTCGTAGCTGATTGCTTAGTCACATTAGATTCATTACAAGTATCTTCTGCTTTAGGCACTGCAGTTGGTGAACCTGAACACGTAATAT